TGTCCTACACCTTTTAATAAGTTTCTTAACTTAAATGATAAAAGAATTGCAAATGATGAAAATAAATTAACACCTTCGGTAAATGCTGAGAATATTGCTAATGATTTTGCTCGTTCGTGCCAGTTTACTTCGCCTGTAAAACTATCTCTTACATCCATTAATGATTGGATTTTAGCCATTGTGGCCTCATCTTCAAGAAATTCGCTAAAATCGTCAAGACCTAATTCTTCGTTTAATAATGAATAAGCTTCAGCGTGGATTGTTTCAAAGGCGCCAAAAGTAACACCCATTTTAATAATCTCCGGTTTTCTAAACCATTGAGTTACTAAGTTAGTCCAGTAATCATTTACTACTGTTTCAGTTTGTGCAAAACCTTTTAAGATAGAACCAATAATATTTTTTTCAGTCTCTGTTAAGTTCTGTTTCCAATCATTTACATCGGACATCATGGGAACTTCTGTGTGTAACCAATGAGCTTGTTGCTGTTTCATCCAAAAATCATGTGCTTCAGGGTATTCGAACGGCTTATAAACTACTCTTTCTTTGGTAATATCTCTCATATATTTTTTTTAAATTTTAAATCGGGATTATAAATACATTAAAATGGGACTTGATCGTTAGTAAGGATAAAATTTCTTAAAAAATCTTTTTCATCTTTATCTACTGCGTTGTAGTCATTGGTTTTACTATTAGGTGATGGAGTTTCTATTTCTAGAAAATCTTCAAATATTTCAATTTTTCCCATTGAAGTATCTATTTTAGAAGCAAATGTCATACCATCTCCGCCTAATCTATTTTTCATAACATGCCAACGTCCAATACCTTCTAATTTATCTTTTCTATTTCTAGCTAAAGATAATACAATATCTCCAATCATCAACTTAGAATATGAACCTGCTATATTATCTCCTTCAATAATATCACTTTTAGCACCTGTTCTATTTGCTTGTGATGGTGTTACAATTGGAATACCTAATTCAGTAGCTAATCCTCGAATACTTGTGTATATATCTTCTGTACCTTCTAATCTATCTCGTGATGAATTTTTAAGCAAGTCAATATAGTCAATATAAATCACATCAGGTACAAACTCATATTGCATTCTTAGTTGTTCAATATGTTGCTCAATATTATCTAATGTGGTTTTACCTGCTGGGAACTCTTTAATTTTGATTTTACCTGGGATTTCTTGGGTCATTTTTTCAATTTCCTCACGGTGCATTGTGATTTTATCTACAGGAATACTTAATAAATTAGCATCCATACGTCTTGCTACATATGTTTCGCTTAATTCAAGAGTATAATACAATACATTAAATCCTAACTTAGCAGCGTGAGTTGCCATATCAATAACAGCCCATGATTTTCCACCACCAGGATTACCAAATATAATAACTAACTCACCCTTACCATAACCACCTTGTGTAATGTTGTTCATAACATCCCAAGGAAATGGAATTGGTGATCTATTATCATCACGGTATCTGGTTTCAACATCTTTTTCATATTCGTGGCCAATAGATCTTATTTCACCTACTTTAAGTGCATTAAGGATTAATTGTCGAATTGAATCAAAGTCATTAATACCCAATAAATCTGTAGAAGCAATGATTGCTTTCTTCATCTGTTGATTTCTACAGAACCCTAAAAATTCATCTTTAACATACTGAACATCTGTTTGTTCTGATTCTCTATAAGCTTGAACTAATTGTTCTTTAATAGCGATTTTTAAAACATCGTTTTCTATTTTTTGAACTTCAACCTTAAGAGCTTCCATAGAAGGAACAGTGTGGTACTTACTAAAGTATTTTAATATTTCCTTTATAATCCATTGGTGTGATGTGTTTTCAAAATAGTCATCACTCAAGGATTCAGAAATTGTAATAAGGAAATCTCGGTCTGTTAATAAGGCACCAATTACTTTTGTTTGGAAAGTAGGTCCGTATTGTGATAATTTTGAGAGAGTAGTCAATGTATAACCTTTTTAAATTGTTAATAACCTATTTTTATAAATGTAATGAAATTTATTTATATTTCCAAATAAATCCACCAGCAGTTTTTGCTAAACCTGTTAGCACATTTTTTATTCCTTTAATACCCGTTATATTTCGTGCTTCGGTAATAGAATTAAAATTATTTAATATATTATTGTTTTTATCTAACTGTATTATTGGTTTAGATTTTACATCAATACATTTTTGTCTATTGTTTTTTATAGCTTGTTTCCACTCTTCTGTGAATTGTATTCCTTTTCGAGCAACAGACATGTTTTTTTTATGTTCTGTGGATTTTGGTTTATCATAATTACCATGTTTAGTTCCTTTTACATGGGTTTTATGTTTTATACCTGTTCTAGCTTTTCCACTTAATACCCCCCACTCTGGATTCCAGATTCTTTGTTTTAATCCATTACTTATATTACTTTTATTTTCATCAGACATTCCTGAGTTTCCAAAGGCTTTATTTGTTTTATTATAAAAGTTAGGATTATCAGCAGCATCGTAATGGTGAAGCCAATAGATTTCTTTTTCTATAAGATTACCAATAGTATTACAGTAGTCTAATATTTCTTTTTTAAAATTAGATTTTCCATAATATTTAATAGCTTTTTTTAAATCAACTCCAGAGCCTAAATATTTAGGATTATTATTTTTATCTTTTCCTATATACTGTTCTCCAGTAATTAAATTTGTAGTTAAATATATTATCATAATTAATATTTATTATAAATATATGACAACACTAAGTAAACTACACTACCTTAGAATGAGGGATCCAAAGGTTTCGGCAAGCCAAGAATGTGTATTTCCAATAGAATTTCGCAAACCATCTGCTTCATAAAGCATTACAAACCCTCCAATATTTAATGGAGTGATTTCTTCATTTAATGAATTAATTATATCTTCTTTACTTTCGTCTGATATATTAGGTGTGCGGATATTCATTAATTGATAGTTGATTTTTAACTGTTGTTTTGATTCTAATATACCTCCATGAAGATTACTAGTTCCTACGTTATCTTCGCTTATCTCGTAGATATCGTCTAAATCTAATTCACTTTCCCCAGACAAATCAAACATTTTAAGGATTTTTTTAGGTCCTAATCCTCGTATTCCTGGGAGATTGTCTGAAGCATCGCCTAATAGTGCTTTATATATTAGAAAGTTATTAGGATGTACATTAAATTCTTCTAAAACGTCATTAACTTTATAGGTTTTGCGTTTAGTTGGCGAATATACTTGTACTTTTTCACTAATTAATTGATAAAAATCCTTATCTGCGGACATAATTGTAACCTCATTGCAAGTTGGATCGTTTTCATAGTGTTTTGCTATAAGTCCAATGCTATCATCGGCTTCAATTTTATCAATCGATATTAAACTAACGGGAAGTTGTTTTAAGTATTGAATTAGGCGGGACATTTGCCCAACCATTGCTTCACTTTCATCCCCTTTATCATCAAATACATCCCAGTTTGTAATTCTAGTAATATTTCTATTTCCTTTATAATCAGGATATAGATTCTTTTTATTCTTAGTACTTCCAGTACCATCAAATACAAGAATTACTCGAGTAGGACGAAACATTTTAATAGCATAGCCAACACTTCGTAAATAACCAACCAGACCACCTATATGGTGGCCTGCAGGGTTAATCGCATTTACTGTTGCGAAGTTTCTCATGAATGTATTCATTGAATCTACAACAAGTATTCTGCTATTTCGAGTTGGTTTGTCATCTCCTAATGTACTTATGAGTTGACTTAAGAATTTTTTATCAAACATTAGTTATCATCTATTTCAATCATAGGAGATATGCTTCTGCTTTCTTCCCATTCACTAGTATCTTCAACAATCTGCAATTCATCAGCATTTGCTACTTCTTCAAACCATTCACTAGCATATAATCTTTTATATTCTTTTACTGCTTCTGGTGTGTCGGGAATAAATCCATGAGGTGTTACAATTACAGTTGAAGCTGTAGCTATACCGCAATCAGCGTGAATTTTATCGATTGCTATTTTAGTACGTTTAGCAAATTCAACTTTTTTACCTTTGTGTTGTACATTAATTTTAGAAGTACCACTATTTGTAACGTTTCCAAATGTAATT